CAAACTGTCGATCTTGGTAACAAAATAGGCAACATTTTTGCTGCTTCCGTTAGTGAAGGTAGTAAGATACTAAACTCTGCAAGCCAAATGGCTAAACAATATAACAGAGCATTGGTTGAAGGCTCAAAGAAAGACATGGTGTACTCAGATGATATGCTTTCTGAAGCGTATGAAATAGCACAAGATCAAATTCCTTCTACAAAAATAGGTAAGTTCTTAGATAAATTTCCAGGACAGGGTTATGGTATGAACGTCTGGAAAAGACTTCTTGTATCTGCACCTCAAACTACGGCAGCTAACATACTAGGCTTTGGTCAATACTACATTGCAAATAGTGTGGCTGAGATGTTTCAGAGTGTGCCGTTAGTTCTTGGTTCAGCCTTAGTAAAGGACGAAAAGAAAGCACAGATGATGAGGGAGCAAGCAAAAGCTCTATGGGCTATTCAAGGCGTTAAACTCAGGAACTTTGCTGACCCTTATGCAACACATGATGCTTACCTCGCTATCCTAGAGACTGACGATAAGCTTGCTAGAAGATTACGAGAAACCTTTGCTGGTGGTGTAAGAAGAACGGAAGAGCGTTTTAATATTGATGGTACTAATAAACTATTTAAAGGTATAGAAAGCTACACACAAATGGCGCAAACTATATCAGGTGTTAATATACAAGACAGTTGGACAAAAAGCCAAATGTTTATGACCTCTATTGACAAACACTTGCGCCTACAAAAAGGTAAAACTTTAAATGAGGTATTAGAAAGCGGAAGTCTTGATCTAGTAGACGACACAGTTCAAGGTAAGGCTCTTGATGACACATTAAAATCTGTGTTTTCAAAGGATTATAAGAATGACAAAATGAACTTCTTCAGGAAAACGGCAGGGATTGTGGAAGATGCCTCTAACTCACCGCTTGGCTATATTCTTCCGTTTGGTCGCTTCATGAACAACATTGTAGCCACAGCGTATCAATGGAATCCTGTTACAGGTTTATTTCCTATGGCAGGACATATTGCTAAAGGTCGAAACCTAGAAGCAACAGAGGCTTTCAGTAGAGCTATGGTTGGAGGAAGCGCTATTGCTATGACAATGAAGTATGATCTTAAGCAGCAAGAACGCGGTGAGGCGTGGAACGAGATGCAAACACCATCAGGTAACACTATTGATGTAACAAACACATTCCCTTTCTCGTTGTTAAAAGTTTCTGCTAGGTTCTTTAATAGGAAGCTCAATGGTCAACCTGTGTCAAAAGAATTAACACAAGACTTAGCACAACAGTTAGCTATAGGGCAGGCTGTTAAAGATGTGAACTTTGGTAGTGACGTAACACGACTAGTTGATGCTGCTTCTAGGGCTATACTGGAAGGAGATGCGTCTGGGTGGCAATTAATGTTTGATGCACTAGGTAACGCAGGGGGCAACTGGGCTTCAGGGTATACCAGACCTTTTGACCCTTTAAATAAACTAGCAGGGGCAGCTACAGAAACTTTAACAGGGATTGCTACCAATGAGGCTATTGACAGAAGACAGGCTAAAGGGTTTTTTGAAAAGTTATCACTAGGTGCAACTCGCTATGTAGACAATATGTTTGAAGGATTAGCCGCATACGTTACACGCGATGTAAAACCTATGGGAACAAAGCTTACGCCTGCAGGTAGAGAAGGGCGTATCTATGATCCTAATCCTATGGGTTCATCTTTTGGTGTAAAAACAAAGCAGGCTAGGACATATGCAGATCATGTTTTTGGTGCAGTTGATCTTCCTAGCTGGAAAGCTGGTATGTACACAGGTATACCTGAATTTGATGCTTTTATTAATAAGCACATAGCGCCTATCATTGAGCATGAAGCTGAATTATTGTGGAAAAGTAAAGCGTTTAGGCACGGCAAAGGTGTAGACATGGATGTGCAACTATACAGACAACAAAAAGTAAAACAAATGCTGGCAAAGGCTAAAGCTACCGTAAAGAAATACGCTGCAGGTGTGCCTACTGCTGCAGTAGATACACTTAGAGTAAAACTAGATAGGAAGCCTGACGCTATTGTTAAATCAGCTAAAAAATCTTTAGGAATAGATAGCTCAATAAGAAATATGACAACAGAAGAATTAAGGCAAATGTTTACTATGATTGATTACATAGAAAATGAAGCTCGTAATTAACGCCCATAGAACTGCGTCACTCCTTTATTAGTCGCATCAAATAGATACCAACAACAGTTATCCTTGCCTGTCATCTTACTATCTGGTATCCACTTCACTCTCCCAACACTAACGATTTTCACGAGCCAATCCATGTAGGGTTGGCTTTGCTTTGTGTGAGGCCAATCAGCGTCAAACAATAGCCAAGTTGGGCATTGTAGGGCGAAGTGGTCTATCATAGGGTGCAGTAGCTTCCTGTTCCAAGGGGGGTTTGTTATTACGAATGAGGGTCTGCCTGTGGGAGGAATGGACACGCGAAACATATCTTTCTGTTGTATCCAGCTTTGTTTAGGTACAATATCGCTATGCGTCATACCTACACCTTTAGTATGCTTCGTTATCCACTTGACTAGCGCACCATCACCAGCACAAGGCTCTGTATAGTAGAACTTCTTGTTTGGTAGGTGTGGTACTAGAGGCAGAAACCCTGCTTCAGGCGTAGGATAAAAGTCGCGTTCTATCCTATCAAAGTTACTTCTCTTGCCCATCTTTTGTTTTCCTATCTACAAAAGCTTGAGCTTCCTCTTGAAGCCTACTCTTTGTAGTTTTTACTTTGTTCTTCGTTTTGTAGTACTGTTCGACTTCCTTCATAAGTCTCTCTTCTGCTTCCTTGCTCATTAAGCCTAACCTTTTTCAGTTGCTCAAAATAAGCAGCACTAAAGCCTCGCTCCCATTCTCTGTAGCTACTCGTTTTTGATTTAAACGGATTACCTACGAGGTTCTTGTGCCTCGCTTTCTTATCCATTGTGCCTCTCCTAAAAACCGTATACCCTTTTTCATAAGCGTTTATCATGTAGTTATGCTCCTATATCTACTATTTCACAAACGTCACCACTGCAAGCAAATGTTTGATTGCCTGCCGTAGTATCTTCTTTTTCGTAGTCAGCTAGTGTAGTCCAGTCTATGCTGGTAGGCATCTTATCTTTCATGCTGTAATAGTCCTCTTCCGTACACTCTTGATAAGGCGCTTGTTGATAAGTGTGGTCAGAATGTGGCAAGAATGACACGCCTGACATCTCATCGAAGTGTTTAAACACAAATGCACCAACCTCCATCCATTCATCATCACGCACAGAAATCGTCACTGAGGGCTTGTGTTCGCACCAGTACCTTTGGTACGTCAACCATGTTTCTAGCTGCTGTATGGCTGTTAAATCGGCTCTGACAACGCTTCCTTCAGGAGACTTAACAGGAAAGCTAAATACAGTAGTATCATTAGGCTTCATTACGTCAGGTTCAGAGGGTATGCCTTGCTCTATCATAAACTTCGTAAGTGGATCTTTGTTGTCTCCTCTTACAGTCCTGATGTAGTACTCACTGTGCCTAGCGTGTATACCTGATGCACTATCCACAAGCTGTGACACTGTGCCACTAGGTTTAACACAAGTTATAGCAGCAGACATAGGTACGCCTAACTTCTGCGACCACTCAGCATTAGTCTTAATAGCTACGTTACGCAAATGTTCTAACGCTTGTTCTAAGCCTTTCTTAGTGCCATTAGTTAAAGGGTTATCCATTATACCTGTAAGAGACACACCCAACAGTCTTTCTTCTTCTGTATTGTGCTTCCATACCTTACGCAAATAAGGGAAGTTAGTCAGCTTAGATTGCGCTGTACCTAGTATAGTAGCAAGCTCAACTTTCTTAGACAGTGTATCAATATTATCTGTTGCCCTAACAACAACTTCGGTTAGGTTACAGAATTGGTAAGGTCTGAGGATAATCTCTGAGCAGGGGTTAGTACCAAACTCGTGGTTAGGATCTCTACGCTCATGCTTCTCTACTTGTTTCTTAGCGGATACTCTATTGAATATGCCACGCTCTCCTGATTTAGATTCAACTAAACCTGACCACTCTCTTAAGAAAGTCTCACCATCAGGCTTATCTGTGTAGGCTACTGAGTTATTACTTAGCGCCATGTGAGGAGCATTTTCCCACCACTTGCCTGACTTAGCGTGTCTCATTCGTATATCACTCAGGTTAGATAGACTAATCATAGCTGATCGTCTAACACCACCCACAACTACAATCTCTCCTATCTTACACATCAAAGAGTGACAATCATAGCTAGAGAGCTTACGTCCTACGTTAGCTTTAAACATACTAACTGTGAAATTAAATAGATCAACCAAAGGAGCAGGTCCACTTGCCCTACCACCGAATACCTTTAGCCTAGCACCTGCAGGTCTAACCTTAGACACATCCCACTTAGGTATCTCACCCATGTAAAGGTGTCCTATTACTTTTCGTAAAGACTTAGCCCAACCTTCTTTGCTATCCGCTACGACTATAGTTGTATCACACTCCTCTAGCTCATTAGGTATGTCAGGTAGTTTGTTGACGTATTGTCTTTCTACAGAGAAGCCTACACCTGTACCACACAGTAGTATATACATAGCTTCATCAAACGATTTAGGATCGTCTACAGGCAAATAACTACAGTTATATCCTGCTGTGTTGTCTCTATCTAATGCAGGCCCTGCTGTCATTAACGCTCTCATAGAAGGCATAACGTCTAGCTTATGTATTGCATCCCACAACTCTTCAGGTGTGTCGTAGTCTAATCCTGCTCGTGCTGCTATATAGTCAACGTAACGGCTTACAGTTTCACTCCAAGTCTCACGCCTTTCTTCATCGTCTAGCCAACGAGCATAGCGAGAGGTTGCAATAAAGTTTTGATAGTCTGTTGGTAGTGTATTATTCATTTTGTGTTACCTTTATACTTTTTATTTTAACACCGTCTATTTCGTATAGCGCGTCTTCTATTAATTGTTGAACAGTCTCTTCATGCCCATCTTCATCAATAGATAACACATTCTCCTCAGTGTCTATGTTTAATGTTAAATATGCTCTAAATACTATGTCCATTCACTAAGTCCTTTAAATCAGGGGGCTTATAGTTTGGTCCTTTCATAACCTTACCATCTTCCCTATAAATAGGTTTCCCATCATCGTCTAGCTTAGACATGTTACTTGCGTGAACCCTATTAAAAGCTACCTCTAAAGGAAGCCCAAAAGCTACAGCCATACCAGATATAACGTATTGTAAGTCACATAGTTCCTTCAATAGGTTTTCTCTTACTTCTAATGCAGGCTTTCGACCTCTAGCCAGAGCTATGGACACTTGGCTCATCTCTGCCATTAACTCTGTAAACTCTTCTACTATTAAACTTCTGCGTAACTCCATGCCATCTACGGTCATCATTTGATCTACAGGATGGCCAAACGCTTTATGAAACTCCGCTAAATAATCTTCTCTTGATCTATACCCTGTCATTATTCTCTTCCTCCTTTAATGTCTCAATCATTTTATCTATATACCACTTTGCTTTCTCTAAATCCTGTATAGGCTTACCTTTGTAATGCCATCTCCATATATACTTAAATGCAGCACCCCAGCAATATGCAACAAAAGCTGTTACAACTGCGCCGTGCATCATGGCTTTCATTGCGTCTATACATTCTATCCCACCTTTAGTGTAGTGCGGTGGGTGATTTACTTCATCGTCTTTCACTTATCTCTCCTCATATCAACATGAATTACGTTATCTTCTACTTTAATTATTGGTGTAAATGCAAACTCTGTTTCTCCTTCCCCATCTCTTTCGTATATAGGGTATAGCTTACCACTATTAATTAATTCTTCTCTTTCTACCTGTACCTGATGCAGAAATGGGTCATCTCTTTCTAGCAGAGGTATACAGGACGTTAATAGTGTTACCATTTCTAATATTGTTTTAACATCGTGTTCTTCCCAAACGCCTGCGTTAAATAAAGTTTTTACATTAACAGCGCCATTCCAGTTATCTTGTTTATCTTTTTCTGGAGAAAGTATAATAGCAAAATCATCATCATTTATGTGCATAGACTAATCCTTCTGTGTTATCCAGAACCCCTAGTTGTACTCGTTTTTTTCTTTCAGTCAACCATTTCTTAGGGATAATTCTGTGTGCGTATTTAAAATTGTGTTTTTTACACCAATCTTTATATCTGGTCTTCGATCCAGTGTACAGGAAATTCATCTCATTACCAAAAATAAACCTTATGTCTAACTCAGGGTACTGAGCTTGAATAAGTAGGTGCTTACTTCTATCTTTAGCCTTGAACCAACCTTTGACCTCAATGATAATACCATTGTCTAGTACAAAGTCTGGCTTATACGATTTTAGCTTTGTTACAGCATACTTAATAGTAAGTTTCTCATATCGTATTTTCTTTTGTAGAGGCTTGAGATAATCCGCTACCTCTACTTCAAGGTTACTCCTGTACGACATGGGTATAGAATACGGTAGGAGGGGTTTTTGCTTTAGAAACTTTAGAAGGCAGTTCCTGTAAGTTAGGCCAGCATTTATGTTTAAATGAACAGAAGCCACACTCAATACCTAGCTTTCTATTACCACTAGCCTTACCATAATATTGTTCTGGTTGGTCAGTATAACAGCGTTCAAAAGGCTCATCATTTTTTATGTACGCAGCCGTTTCTTCTATTTTGTCAAACTCTTCATCTGCGTCAATAAACTCTGCGTCTACATATTTAAACTCGCCTGTGTTCTTGTTTATGACCCACCAACCGCCTACCTTTTTGTTTGCAGCCTTTGCATAGCCTACTAGCTGAGCAACATAGCCAAACGGATCGCTTTTCTGGAGGGTGAAAACGTCTACGAACTTATTTAGGTAAGACCAGCCAGAAGCAGACTTGATGTCGTCTACCCTGTTGTCAAGAACCATGTCGTAAGCCCCTTTTATGTCGCCGCTTTTTGTCTCAAGCACTACCTCATCACTGTCTTCAAACTCAACCTTTGCGGCTCTCATTATTCCTTTAAACACTGCCTCTACAATATCGCCAAGCAACATGTTAATAATAAAGTGAGAAGGAAGTGCCTCCTTCAGTTCAGGATGATTTTTCTCAAACCAAAGTTGACACTTCTTTCTACCAATGTTGGACATTCGCAATCGAAAGTCCTCTGATCGCCCTGCAAATTGACGAAGCAC